ACGCGCATGCGACCTTCTGAGTCCTGCCCACCGTCTTCCCATTTCACCGTGCCCGATGTGGTGTGATCCTCAATCGTCAGCCCCATGTTGAAAGAGCTTTTAGGCTGTGTGGTGCCCACAAGTCCACCCTGTGCAAACGGCGTGAACTTGCGCCCGTTGTTGACGGCATCGATGAGCGCAAAATTGTCCTGTGTCGCTCTGGCATTTACGATGTATTCGCCGTTCGACACGCGAACTGGGATACTGTCAGACGTGCCGGACCCAGGACCGCTTATGTAGCCGCCTGTAGCCGCCCCAGGCGCGCCAGCACCGCTAGGCGTGACGCTACCCGCCGCCTTGACGGTCGCGATGCCTGCGAGCGCTCCGATGGCGTTAGCGCCGAACGTGGCCAGCGATACCGCCTCTGCAACGTCCCACCAGACCGGCGCAAGCACGGTTGCCGCTGCATAGCTTGCCGCTGTGGTGACCGCCAGCGCCGCGAGACTGATCGCCGTATTCTTGGCCGTCGCTGCGGCTGACTGGTCTGCATCATTCTTCTGCGGCAAATTGATGTGAAACGCCTTTGCAAGCACGTTCACAATGAGCATCTGAATTCCGAGCTTGATAAGCGCGCTAATGAGCTGAGCCGTCGCCTGTCGTGCAGTGTCGAGCAACGCTGCGCCGAAGTCATGCGTGTAAACAATCGCACGACCGAGCGAGTCAGCAGCGCCATCGGCAGCAGTCTTGTACAGCTCGTTCAGCGCAGCGCTAGCACCAACATTGAAACCTTTGTAACCGTCCGTCAGATGGCCGAGCGCCGATGTTACCTTGCTAGACCATGACGTGTCGCCCATCTTGATAGCAAGATCGGTCTGAGCTGTGCTGATCGATACAAGCGCTATCTTGTACTCGTCACCGTAAAGTCGCCCCTGATTCATCGCGACATTCAGCGCGTACTGTGCATCTGTGAGCTGTTTTGCTTTGTCGGTATCGTCGTACCTGCCTACAGCAGATGACAAATCCTGTGCGCGGCGCAGATCGGAACCCGCAGCCACGCCAGATGAAAGCGCGGCCTGACCCTTCGCACTGTTCGGGTCAATGCCCTGCGATTGCAACTCACGCATGAGCTGCAATTTCAGAGTGGCGTTATCTAGCGCAGTTCCATACAGCCCCAGCAACGATGACTGTTCCGTAATACTCTTGCTGTAAGCGTACAGCGGAATGGTTGCCTGTTTATACGCCTCTTCCGCTTTGTAGAGTTGTTCAACATACTGCTGCGTGTGCGCCGAATCACTTATCGTCAGGTCAGCAAGCGCACGCTTTGTAGCGGTATACGTTTGGAGCGGCCCGCGCGCACTTTCGTAAGAGCTGCTGAGCGCACGTTGATACGCTGCGCCCTCTACAATCGTGGTGTTTTGCTTTTCAATCTCGCTACGCAACTGCGGAGAAATTACAATAGTGTCGCGTTGAAGCTGCGCAATCTGTTTATCAACTGCTAGCTGAATCTTGCGCGCATCGCCATACGCAGTTACCGCATCAACCTGCTCTTGTAGGCTAGTTGTGAGCGCGTCTACAACTTCTTTCTGTCGTGCGACCGTCTGCGCAGCCGCACCAGTCTTTGCGTCGATGTCTTGTGCAAACGCTGTATTACCGGGCAGGTTGTTTCGATTCGCATTATAGAAATCAAGCGTCTGTTGTGCAGTGACAAAACTGTTGCCGTTCTTTTGTGTGTTCAGCTCGGCATTCAACCGCTTCATTTCAGCAGCGGCGGCTTTAGCTTCGTCGCGCAGCCCAGCAAGCGGCTCTTTCTTGCCCATCGCCTCTAGGTGCAGAGTGGCAACCGTTATCTGTGTATCTAGGTTGCGTGATTCCTGTGCAGTCGTACGAATCTGTGCTTGTAACGCCTTCTGCTGTTCTGGGTCCGTGATCTTTGCAACATCACGAAAGGCGGGCACACCTGGGTTATCCCTTGCACCACCCTTAGATGGGTCGAGTACAGTTACTTTCGCTTCGCTCTGTTCCCTGTATGCCTTAGTGAGCGCGTCTACTTGTATCTTCTCAAGCTTCAACGAGGTTAGTTCAGCCTGCGCGTCCTTCGTCTTCTGACGGGACAGCGCAAGGCCCGTAAGTCCTGCCTCATTGACCTGTGCCTGCGCCGCCGCAATCGCCTTTTGCGCCGTGATGGTCTGTAGTGCGGCGGCTGCGCTCTTTACATCAATCGGCTGCTGTTCGGGGCTGTTATTGAAGAAATTAGACAGCCCCGATGCTGAGAAGAAACTAGCCTGCTTTACTTTGATGATGCGTTCGCCATCAACAACCACTTGATTGGTGGCGCGGATGCTTTCAAGCTGCATCGCTTTGTAGGCATCAACGACATGCATAATGCCGTCATACATCCGCCCGAACACTTCCAACAGCGCAATTGCGCCCACAATAGGAAATGCGGCCCTTAGCATCGGCCCTAATCCTAGAATGGCTGTTGAGAACTTCTCAACAGCGCGAATGGACATGCGACCTTCAAGCGTCATTAGCGCTGCTGACGCCGCCTGTACCTCGCTTACGCTACCGTTCGCGGCACGTCCGACGTTGGTAAAGCCATTTGCGGCGCTATTGAATGCTTGCGATGCACTAGCTACACCTTTAGCGCCACCGACGTATGCAGTCGTTGCGGCGGCTAAATTAGTCATCTGCATTGTTGCCGCACCCGCACGCTGTATTAGCGTGACGAGTGAGTTAGACAGTGTGTTAGTCGCTGTTGTCGCTTCGGTCATACGCGCGGCGTAATTGCGCGTACTTGTGTTTAGACCGCTCTGCGCAGATGATACGTTTTTCAGTGCGGATGTAACCGCAGCAACATCTATTTTCTTCAGTGATTGAGCTAAGGAATCGACGCCAGCCCCAGCGGATATTGCGGCACTACCAATCGCCTGTAAGCGCGGCTGGATAGATGCAGCTATACCGTCTGTAACTCCAATTACATAATTGGTACTCTGATCGGCCAATTTATAGCATCCCTTAGATTGTCAATTTAGCACGATCAGCTAAGTCACGAGCGAATATAATAGCTCGTTCTACAAATCCAGGTGCAGCCTGCTTACTTATTCCATCCTCGTTGAGTAACCCGATGTAAGACAGCCCATTTGAGCAATATAGTGTCTCACCGTACTGTGCCACCGCAGCAGCCGCGCGCGCTAGTTCCATCGCAACCGCTGCATTAGCTGGCCCGCCTGGGCTCTCACTTCCTACAATCTCGCCTAAGTGACTCGGCGCGTGCGGCTCAATGACATCTAAGTCAGGTGTTCCCACACTTACCTTCCAGTTAGAGATTGCTGCGCCTGTATCGATCGGTGTTGTCTGTGTCAGGTCGTGCGCAACGTTCAACACAATGACCTTCTTACGCTCATTCACAGCAGCTTTCAAGTCGTTTGGCAGCGATGCACAAAAGGCGGCAAGATCGCGCATTGTTCCGGCCATTACTTACCGCCTTTCGTGTCCTTCATCATGTATGCTCTGTGCGATTGATCCATGCGAGCAATGCAATAGTGAAGCGCTACACGTTGCTCAACATCGAAACCATTCGCTGTTGCATAGTAATCGATGCGTGACCACGGAATAGAACCAATACCCATACCGTTTACACGTTCTGAATCCAAGTCATAAAACGCGTATAAATACAGGTCGTTGCCAGATTGTAAGATAGGTTGTTCTTTGATGGCCTGCGGTGTTGGCCTGCCCATGTTGCCCGCTTGTGTTGAGATGTCCTGCGCAATCGGCCCTATCTCCATTGCATACATCAGGACATCAATTAGTTTTTTGCCATGCTCGCGAGTACACCCTCACGGTACTTATCGGCGGTAACCGATATCTCAGCAACCTGCGTGAACACATCGGGAATCGCACGCAGGCACGCGCCAACGTTCTCAACCGTAAATTCAATGTCCGTGTCCGCGCCGTTATCGCCTTTACCGATGCCACCGAAGTCCTTAGCGAGCCGTACGTTTTCCCAGCCCTTTACACTCACCTCAGCGAACACGCTCGTCATAATGAAAGCGTCGTCTTCCTCACTGATTGTCTGCGCGTCAAGCTCTTCCTTGTACGGCGCAGAAATGCGCTCAAATGCCTTGCGATAAATTGCGCTTTCGCGGTACGTACGCGCAATGAACAATGTGGGAATAGTGCCGTCAGCATTCGGCGTGAACGTTACAGGAATACCCTCTTTTTCGAGCTTCCGATTAGTAGCAAGTGCCATCAATCCCATTATGTTACCCCGTTCAACAAAATACCGGACTGAGAGTTTACCCCAGCCCGGTTGTGATGCTTTGTAACTTACAGACCTTTGTAACCGCTCATTGCCGAGTCAGGTAGAAAGTAAAACTGCGTGATCGCTGCGGTGTATCCGTTTGCATTGGTCGCGCCGTCCTGCGTGACATCGCAGGTGATTTTCTTGTTCTGCTCAATCTTGAGCTGTCCGCCGCCAAGCGTTACGAGCGGCACATCAAAGATCATGCCCGTATTCTTGCGTGCGAAAATCTCTGTGATGCCGGTATCCGCGTTGTTCTGGACAGCAGCGATTGCGTTGATGTCGTTGAAATACAGCGTTGTCTTTCCACTAACTGAGAAATCGCCAACGGAGATATCAAAGCCACTCACTGAGCCGAGCGCCTTTGCAGCAGTTGCGCCGTTGTCGATTGTCACCGTCACGTCTGTTGCATAAGCAAACAGCGAGCTTGACTCTGTACCAACGACCGTAAGCAACGACGCAAACAAGTCTTGTGACAGGTTGAATGCGGGCTCGTTGTAGAACGTGCCGATAGTACCTGTCAGCATCGCAACGTTGGTGTAGGTGGACCCGATGCCCACAAATGAGAAGTCGCATTCAAGCTTCGCGCCCTGTTTCAGCGTCAGCGTGAACTTGTCCGGCACGCAACCGAGCATAGTTTCGAGCTGGTCAGCGTTGCCAACACCCTTACCGAGATACCGAGGCAGCGTGTAGCTGCGCCGTTTGATAAGCGCGAGTGTTGCCTCATTCTTGAGAAATGACCCAAAGTACACGTTGATTGCAACACCGCCGCCCGTCTTGACAGCAGCCGAGTTATCGCCCAGGTTGCCGAACGTGCAGAAGTCAAACACAATCGTTGTGGTTGTGATTGAGCCAATGCGCGCATATCCACGAACAGGCTTTGCAGTCACGTCACCGTAAAAATTGAAGTCCTTTGCAGCGGTCGCGTTGCCCTTATCGCCAAGGTATATCCACTCACCTTGTATCAATCCCCAGGTTGTGAAATCCGTACCTGTGTCGGTCATGATGCACACAGCACCAGCAAGCCCGGTCAATGTTGCAGCAGCCGAGAGCTGCATACCAACAGCGGTAAGCCTCGCAGTTGCAGGCGGTGCAGCTTCAACCGCAGTCGTGCCGGTAAGCAGTGGTGCGGCGGTGATGACAGCACCAGCAACAGCGGTCGCAACCATCAAACCGTTGTTGCTCGCATTGCCAAAGTTTGAAGCGTGAATCAGCGTTTTGGGCTTGAATGCCGCGATTGCTGACGCCAACGTGTACGATCCGACGGCAACGCTGTTGATGAGCACTGGCGCTACTGCGTTCATCGGCGTTGTGCGCGCCTTCTCACGAATATCTGAGAAGGTGAAACCCTGCATCAAACGCAACACATTGTTGTGGGTATAGTCCGTGTTGAAACCAGCGGCAATGTCAATCTCTGACGTGGTGCCCTTGTTCTTCTGACGTGAGATGTTGATGGGCGCGCGGGTTACGCTTTTCGCATCAGCGCCCCATGTGGCGTAAGAGTTGGGTTCAATCGGCCAAAAAGGACCGGGCGATTGAACGCCTAACGTTGCCTCTTCACCGTAGTATGCTTGTGTGCTATTGCTGTCAATTGCTGCGCCCATGTTGTGTCTCCGATGTTACTGGTAGTTGTCATAGGTGCATTCCACCATGACAGTTGTTAGGTAGTGCATTTTTGTATTGCCTAGCTCTCGTACGAGCTGATTGCTGAAACTCATAACACCGGAAGGTGACGGCGCTCTGTACGCGGTACGCACACTTTCAGCCAAGAGATTACCACCACTTAGCGAACCCGGAACACTTATAGGCGAATAAATCTGAATTACTAACTGACCTAGCGCCTGATACCTGCTAATACCATTCAGTTTGGCTAAAGACGCTTGATTGTCACGTATGGTTGTGTAGAACACTCGGCACCAATAACCATCATTCGGCGGCTCAGTTGCACCATTCATACCCGGATAATGCACGCCGATTCGCTCAATCACGTTAGCTACAATCGCCGCTTTGATTGCTGTGTTTACGATACCGAATAACTCGTCTTTGGCTTGCTCGTATGTCATAGCGCACCCGGTATCGTGTTATTCAGCAGGTTATCAATCTTCTCTAGCTCATTATGCTCAAGAAACTGCTGTAGGTTAGTCGGTGTTGCTACTGGGCCAGTAGACATGTTCAGTTTCCATAGAACGACTAGACCACCTGGGTCAACAGTCTCCATGTCAACAATTTTGTAAACGGAACCGCTAGCGCGTGTAACAAGGTCATTCACTCTGCACGTGAAGCCATTGTTACCCATCAATGCACCCTTACTACCTGCTAGCGTGTCGGTGTTGACAATCAGCTCCGCAACTTTACCCTGTGTGTCGCGCGCAGTAGCTTTCACGAATAGCATGTAAACCGGAATTGGATCAGGTAACGTTTGAAACACCGCGTTAGACTTCCACGGTTGTGCAGGATCGGCAGGCAACGGGTCCGGTATCTGCTGGTAAGAAACTAACTCACCATCGGCTTGAATGTCCGCAAGCGCAGACGCAACATCATCCTCGTAAGCCACGTCAGACCCTCACGCTTGTAAAGAACTGTCCGCCTGATGTCAGCAGCGGTCTTAGAAACGCCTCAACCGCTGGCATTGAAGGTGATTCGTACGTTGCGATTGTTTCTGACCACTCAGTCTCAAGCACATCAACTTTCTTGCGCTTTACAAATCGACCATCTACGCCCTTGACCGGTCCATTCGGCCCGTTGGGAATAGAACCTGTGCCCACACTTGCAATTGAGGGCTGCAATGAGACGCCCTGCATCTGCTCAACGCAAAGCTGCGCCTGTGCTTTCTTGAGCTGCCCTGGAATGGCTGTGCTTGCTAGGTACGTGAAATCTATACGCACGTAGCTGCGCGGCCATGACAAGAATTGAAGTCCAAAGTTTGTTGGAATGCCTGCATATTGATTGCGCAAGTTCTCTAGGTAGTCACACGCACGGATGAGATACGGCGTATAGATTGCGACGTTGGCTGTGTCGTCAGGTGCCCCAGCGGTCGGAAACGTCACGCCCCTGTCATTGCAGAAGGCGCGTAGCTCCGCAACCGTGATATACGAGTTGGCATCAGCAACACCGGTTCCATCTTCAATGACAAGAGCCATGACACGCTACTTTCTTACTGCGCGGGCTTGAACGGTGACTGTGACGGCTGGAAACCGCCACCAGCAAGCTTTGCCGCCTCAGCCGCAGCCGTGGCCTTAGCCACTTCCTCAGCGCTGACGCCTGCTGCGCCGCCTGTGGCTAGAACGTCGCCCAGGGCAACCATACCCGCAGACTCGGCAACAAGGCCGTCTTGATAGGCTTTGATTGCATCTTCTGCTGTCGTGTGACCCGCGTACACGTCCGGCACAGCGCCAGCAACGCCATGCGCCTTTTCCTCAACGCCTGCGCCAACCTCGCCAACGTAGCGGACGTTGCGGAATGACACAATCGCGCCTTGGCCGCGCAACGTGTTTGCCTGTTGTTTGTCAGTCACCGAGGGCACCGGCCCGTCAATGAAAAAAAGTACGCGCGGCTGAACCATAAATCACCATCCTTGATAGCTGAGATAAATGCGGGCCATTACTGACCCGCATCCTGTTGCGTGTGACTTGTGGCTTAGCCGTTGCTCTTGATAAGCACGCCAGCGGTCGTCTTGTCCTGGGACGAAGAAATATCCCAGTTCGTACCGGTCGCGAGCGCTGCATTGGTCGGTGCCTTGCCGCCGTTGGTTTTGTCCCAGGTGTAACCCTTGAGTCCAACCATGTACGACCACTCAGCCTGATACGTGCGCGCAATGTTCTCGTCACCGTTGCGGGTATCAAAGTTGTCCGTGAAATCGTCCTGTTGCAGAATCTCGCAAGCACCGGCTGTCAGGCCGAGCGTGCCGTAGACATCTGGGGTTGACGTGCCGTTGCCCGCTGAAATCTTCAACGCCGGTTCATCGGTCATGATGAACACACGTCCGAACGGGTCACGCGACACATTCACGCTGCCATACAGGAACAGCTTTTCATTGTTGGTCAGCGCGTTTGCGAACAGCGAAACCATCGGAGTACTGTGGATCAGCCAAGCGCGAATATCGCTCATGGCATCACCAAACTTGCCCTGTCCGGCGTTCAGGTCGAGAAAAGCAAGTTTCTTCTGCGCAGCGAACGTGCCGCCGTTGTCATACGTGACCGTCGCACCGCGATTGCTGATTGCACCCACAAGTGACATCGTGGCCACGTGCAGCATGTCTGCAAGCATCTGCTTTGCAAGCTGCTGGCCCAGTGCCGCGCCTGCAACAGCAGCATTCTGCTGAATCCAGTTGAACTGCGACGGCTGAAAGTCCACAGGCACCATGCCGCCCGCAACCTTTACCATCGTGTCAACACGATTGATGAAGGGCTTGACGGTCTGCGCGCCTGTACCGTACGGATTGCGCCGCTTGACGAGGTTGGTGAGCAACGCAAACGAAACCTTGTCTGCGAAATCGCCCGCATGCGCTTCAACGGCGAGTGACAGTGTGTTTTCGCTCGCGCCGTTGAAA